CTTAGAGCAATCTTCTTAGGTGACGGAAATTTCTAAAGGGGTTTAGCAGGTGGTGGGGGAGTTTAAAGTGTATTGTGTCAGTGTCTCAGGCGGTGCATCTGAACACGTGTTGACAAATCGAATCTTGTTTGATGATCTTGTTATTTAGGTGACATGTACGGCGCTTCCCAAGGTGAGCTTTCGTTGGATGAGCTCATGGCGGCAGAGTATTCTCCTTCGGTGAGTTCGAGTGCGGCACCTTCGGGCACCCTTCAAGCTTCACCCGGGGAGATTTACAACAGCGCTAAGATCACGCTTAACGCAGTTCAAGGACTGGTTAACGCCTCCCCCAACATGGAGTTAGTTCGACATCAGCCCAGTCTCGACTTCTCCAAACCACCTATGCGGCGTCACACTCGTTCTGCGAATGTTGTGGCGGTTGCGCAGGAGGTTTTTGCGGCCCCTTCTGTGAGTGATGGCCAGGCTGCCATAGAGTATGCCAACAAATGGATACACTACGGTGGCGCCGAAGAAGGTTGGCTTGCGCGGGTCAAGGCTAGAGGCTGTGGAAGCAAAGCGCTTTCGATGGCACCCGATGTCAAAGTCAGCATGCTGGCTTTTGCAGAGAAGTGTTTCCCGCTGAACCGGGTTAGTAAAATCAATCTTATAAATTCGTTTTACAAGCCCGACCTCCAGTCTTCTGCCGGCTTGCCCAACATCAATAGCTCCAAGGCGGACGTTTGGCCAGCTCTGCGAGCGGAATTGGCTAAAGTCAATCAAGAGCCAATTGATCTTCGGCCCATAACAGGACATAGCTACTGGCCGGTAGCTGTGCTAAAATTGAAGGCTGAGCTCCACGAGACGGCGAAGTTGGGTGAAAAGGCTCGGGGATACTGTGTGTTTCCAGCCCTAACGTCTATGACATTGGGCAGCTTCTTGGCGCACTTCACCAAGCAGCTTCCCACGATAGTGGACAACCCTACCTCTACCTCCCTCGTTGGGATTTCCTTCTATCATGGTGGCGCGCAACGCTTCCTGGATTGGGTCGAGGCAACACCAATGGGGGACGTCCGTGCGGCTTACTATGGGGACGACTGCATCATTGTGGCGAGAACCATGGCAAACCGCTTATATTTTATGCTCCCAGACGTGTCGGCAATGGATATGAACACCCCGTCGGCGTTCGCTCCACTCTGGCTAGAGCATATTGCTCAGCACTGGCAAGGCCAAACAACGGCCCAGATGGAGTCCTTTCAGGCACTGATGGGTATGTACAAGCATTTGTTGTGCGATGCAGATTACGTGCTTCCTCGGGGAGTGGTGGTGAAGTGGCGCAACTTTGCCACCACTGGTTTGGCAGGTAATACCCATTATCAAACCTTTGTTAACACTGTGGTTTGGGGTGCGTTCATCCAGCCTGTATTTCAACAAGCCATGGCCGCGTCGGAACCAGGCGCTTCGACCGACATGGACCGACAAATTGTGCGTGCTGCCTTTTCTGTCGCCGCTGGGCGCATGCAAGAAGTGGGTCTCGAATGGAAGGTCGACACACTGAAAGTATCGCGCTTTAAGGGCAAGATTGTGGGCATTCTGGGTCAAACACTCGTGCGCGATAAGCTCACGAAACAAGTTGACGTCGGAATACCGGTGGGCAGGCTCCTGGCGTCCTTGCTGAACCCCAGCAAGACGCCGTCCAAGGGGCCAACAGCGGTCTTTGTGGCTTATGCTCGTTCCGTGGCGCTCGGGGTTTGTGGCGGATACCGCTTCCCCGCTTGGCAAGCCCTCGTGAAGAAATTAAGGGGCGATTGCCTGAAGATTGCACCGGTGCTCCAGCCAGAGCATCGCGTTGCTTTGGCGTCATTGTACGTAAAAGACGAGTTGGGCTTGGGAGGCAGCGAGGTAAATCTCGGGCAGGTGTTCGCACTTGACGCCGACGGGTACCTTGTTGTCAAGAAACCCCCCAAGTGGAGCAAAATCAGGGCTCTGGTTCGAGATCCGGTGGAGAACTCCGTGGAGAGCATTGGCGAACAGCTTGCCAAACTGTTCATCACGGAGGCAATATTGCCGGCTAAAATGGCAATCCCATCCTCTCAGCCAGGTGGAGGCGGTCCGGCAGTGATGCCGTGGACCAGCACCCTCCCTCCCCCTGGCTCTTCTCGAAGTGCTTCCTCCAAACAAGACGGTAACTCGGACGCTGCGATGGAGGACGATGCGAAACCCAAACGTAAGCGCCGCGTGCGCAAAACCAAGGCAAGCTCGGCCCCCCCGTCTGAGGCAAACGTGCCCGTCATTCCTGCCGCAGCTGGCAAGCGCAAGAAGCTCTCTGGCGGAAACCTGAAGCCTGATGCATCAAAGCAGGCTAAAATGCGCGCAAGCCAGCCGGTGGCGTGAATTTCTGGCGTGTTGGTGGGCGGTAGCCCGATGGAGTCACTGTCCGTGTGGTAATGGTGACATAGGAACGGACGCTCTTCACAGCAGCCCTGGCCATTGGGAATTAATAAATGGCTATGTTTGCGCGCTTATTTCGCTGCTGCGCATAACATTAGACTATACGTCACTCAGGGAATGAAAGAAACTCAAGCCTACGAGAAGCAGGTCACGCACATGAGGGCTTAATACCCAGAACGGACGGAACTAGTTTGCGAGAATGAATAACGTAAGCACTC